ATATTAGTAGATGCTTATGGTGTAGATCCAACGGAGCTGTAACATGGCTGATATATACAATCCTAATCAAGATATCCATGTAGATAAAGCTACTAGTAAATTAGTAGTAAAACATTCACAAGATACTACACCTATATTACAAGACAATAAAATATCTCGTAATCATAGAGCTGCAGAACAAAAAGGTGAGTTCCAACGTATAGCTCAAATACCTTTGATAGCTTTACAAATTAAATGTAAAGAATTGTTTGGACACTCTAATTGGTGGCAAGTAGAAAAAGATGATCAACGTTCTATAATTAAAAGAATGATTAACAGTAACGAGTTTGAAAACTTTAGAGTAGGAGATAAGAAACTATAATGGCTTTAGATAATTATGCAAATTTACAAACTTCTATTGCTAATTGGTTAGCTAGAGATGATTTAACTAGTGAGATACCAGATTTTATATCTTTATGTGAAGCAGAGTTTAATAGAGAGCTGCGTATAAGATCTATGGAAACTACTGAAACTGTTAGTATAGATGCTGAACAAGAAGCATTACCTACAGGATTTTTAGGAGTAAGAAGTTTCTTTTTAAATAATAATGGTAAAACTAAACTTACTTATAGTACACCATACAACCAGTTTGATATGAGAGGTTCTACTAGAACAGGTACGCCACAAGCTTATAGTATTGAAGGTACCAACTTTCGTTTCAGCCCTACCCCTGATACAACTTACACAGCAAACCTTGTGTACTACAAGGCATTTGACTCCCTGTCAGCTAGTACCACAACTAACTTCATACTCACCAATCATCCTGCTGTATATTTATATGGTAGTCTATATCATGCGAGTAATTTTATTAGGGGTATTGCACCAGACACTGTTGCACAATGGCAACAGTTATTTGTTACTGCTATTAATAATATTACTGGAATGGATGAAAAGGAAAAACATAATGGTTCACCTTTAATTCAAAGATCAGGTATAAATATTAACAATCTTGATAACGTATAATGCAGTTACCTTTTGGCGAATGGCTGCCAGATCTGCCAGACCATGTTAATCCAGGTGCAACACAAGCTAGAAATGTATTTCCTGCTGTAACAAGCTATAGACCATTTAATAATATAGCTGCTACTTCAAGTAATGCACTAACCGCTAGATGTCAGGGTGGTAAAGCATTTAAATCTGATAGTGGTGTAGTATCTATATTTGCAGGTGATGCTACTAAATTATATAAACTAACGTCTAATGCTTTTGTAGATGAAAGTGGTGGTACTACCTTTAGTTATCCTGCTGAATCTTATTGGGATTTTATTAGATTTGGTGAAGTTGTTATTGCATTTAATGGTGATGATGCACCGCAAGCATGGACACTAGATAGCTCTACAGACTTTGCAGCATTAGCTGGATCACCTCCTGTATTTAGACATGCAGCAGTTGTCGGTAATTTTATAGTTACAGGTTTTCAACCTACACTACAAAACAAAGTACAATGGTCTAGTTTTAATAGTGCAACCTCATGGACAGTTGGCACTAACCAATCTGACTCTGAAACATTACCAGAAGGTGGTGTTATTACTGGTGTTACTGGCGGACAGTATGGATTAATATTTCAAGAATCTCGTATTACTCGTATGGATTATCGTGGAGGTAATGTTGTATTTCAATTTAGAAGAATAGAAGATAACAGAGGAGCTGTACAAGGTAAGAATGTAATACAAGTAGGTAACATGGTTTACTATTTATCTGAAGATGGTTTTTATGTTACTGATGGTAATGCTTCTAGACCTATTGGTGCAAATAAAGTAGATCGTTTTTTCTATAATGATCTAAAGTTTGCATTAAGAGAAAGAGTAAGAGCTTCTTATGATCATGAAAACAAATTAGTTATGTGGTCTTATCCTTCTGCTACTGGTAACAATTCTGGAACACAAAATGATAAAATATTAATATATCATATTGCAAGTGAACGATGGTCAATAGTTGAACTAGATCATGAAGTTATTATAGATTATCTATCACCTGGATTTACTTTAGAAGAACTAGATGATTATCCAGCATCAGGTACTAATGATATAGATGCAATAACAGTATCATTTGACAGTCCTGTATTTATTGGTGGTTTAAGAACAGTAGGTGCATTTAGTACGGATCATAAACTAGGTTCTTTTAATGGTGATACTTTAGCTGCAGAAATAGGTACTGGTGAAACAGAAATTTTTCCAACAAGCAGATCTTTAATAAGTAATGTTAGACCTATAGTAAATACAGCTGCTGCTACTGGTTCATTAACTTTTCGAGATAGAGTTGCTGACTCTTTTTCGACTACAGCATCATCATCGATGCATAGCACAGGTAATATACCCTTGCGTAAATCAGCACGATATTTTAAATTTAATCTCAATATACCAGCAGGTACATCTTGGTCTGATGCACAAGGTATTGATATAGAAGCAACTAATGAAGGATATAGATAATGGTACTTTTAACTAACCCACAAACAGCAGACTTACAACAACGTATACAAAATAGTAGTTTTGGTAGTCCAGATTATTTACAAGGGTTTACAGGAGTAATGCCTGAATATCAAAGAAATCTTTTAGCTAACAATTATCAGCCTGGTTTAATTACACGTGATTTTAGTGGAGCAGGTGTACCTGTTGATCCATCTGGCGTTCCTAATTACTTAGGTTACACACCAGGAGTACCACCACAATTTACACAAAATCCAATAGGTCCATTTACAGCTGCTGCAACAAATGTAGTACAAAGAGAAGGTGGAGGCGGTAGAGGTCGTGATGGTCAAGATCAACAAGGACCATCTACTGAATTTGTAGGCAATAGAGGTTATAGAATAGGTGTAGATGGTGAAGTAACTGAATTAGATCCTGAATCAATGGATTATACTTTTGCTAAATTTATGAACACTATAGTAAGTAACTCACTTTTAGGCAATCTTACTGATCCAATGTCTAAAAGATTAGATCCTGATGTAATGAAACAAATACAAGCTTTTGAATCTAAAAATCCAAATAGTTTAACATACGGAGAAGGAATTAATCAATCTGTAAATGAAGTTTTTGGTAGTAATTTACAAGGTGGTTTAACTACTAATAATCCTACAGGTGCTTATAATAATATGACTCCAACAGGATTAAATAAACCAGTTAATGTGAATATGAATCCAGTAGGATCTTTAAGTTTAAACACTACACCAACAAGTGTTGCTGATTTAATAGGAATGACTCAAGGTTTACAAACTGGTGGTGGAAATCAGAATAATAATAATACATCTAAAGGCACTAATACAGGGAGTAGAGGACCAGGAGGTGCAGGAGGCAGACAAAAAGGTGGCGGTAACAATCAAGGATCTTCAACAGGAGGTAGCAAAACAGGCAGTAGAGGTGCTGGAGGTGCTGGAGGCAGACAAAAAGGTGGTAAGCAAGGTGGTGTAGGTCCAAGCGGAGATCAAAGAAGTGGTATGGGTGGAGGCTGGTAATGTCTAGTAAATTAAACTTAACATATATCTACAATTATCCTGCTGCTAGTTTAGAAGGTGCTTTATTAGCACAATATGAATTTCAATTAGTAACAGAAGATGTTGTTAACCAACTTATTACATATCACAATGTAGAAAATCAAGAGGTAGCTGCATGGTTTCTAGCATAGATCAATGCAGAAATTGTTTTCATAGCTGTCATTGTGGAAATGGCGGTGTTTGTGTTTCTTGTAAATGTGCTAACTGTGAGCATAATGCATTAGATGAATTTTATAAAAACCTTAATGATGGCTTCAATGAAACAGCAAGTAAAGAACCATATAAAACATTTAATACTGATGAAGGCATTGAATAATGGCTCATATATATAAAAATTCTAAAATAGATTTAACTACAACTAATGCTACAGCATTAATTACAGTGGCTACTGGGTCTACTATTATTGTAAAATCTATTATCATTTGCGAAGATAGTAACAATGATGACAGTATTTCACTTACTATAGTAAATGGTAGTGATACATTTCAGTTTCTAAAAGATGCTTCTGTTGCAGCTAAAGCTACTATACAAGGTATGGGCGGACATAATTCTACATTAGTATTGGGAGAATCAGATATATTAAAAGCTACCGCAACTACAGCAAATAGGTTACATGTTATAACAAGTTATTTAGAAATTACATGATCAAAGCAATATTAATACCAACAGAAAATGTAGAAGAAGCATGGGGTTTAGTAGATAAACACATTCATTTAGCATTAGAAAGATCTGGAGAACATTACAATAGTTCAGATATTAAATCTAATTGTTTAGATAAAACAATGCAGCTGTGGTTAGGTTGGGATAAAGATGCTGAAGAATCACATTATTGTACAGCTATTACACAAATATTAAAAAGACCAAAATCAAAAGTATGCAATGTATTTATTGCTACTGGTCGTGAAATGAAAAAATGGGTACACGTTATGGATGATATAGCTAAATGGGCTGAATCAGAAGAATGTACACACGTAGAATCATGGGCTAGACCTGGATGGGAAAGAGTCCTAAAACAATATCAATTTAAGAAAACACACGTTTTACTCGAAAGGAAACTATAATATGTCAGGC